GTTCCCAGGATACGCCATACCCTGTGCTCTTTGAAAGCGATGAGCTGATCACCGAAGGCCCGCAGGGCTGTGAAGCTGTCGCCATCCCATGAGGGCTGCTGCACGGAGCCAGCTCCGTCCTCCGGGATCTCTTCGTTCTGTTCCCAATCTGTCGGATCATACGGTGCCGAATACATCAGCATATCCGGGTCTCCAGGAATGGCCACGCCCCAGATCCGTTCCGCGTATCGCTCGATGATGCCGAATTTCTTTCCTTTTGTGTCAATGTAACTGATATTCCACGCTGGCGAGTACGCTTCAGCCCATGTCATTTCTCCAAGCTCCTGCCAGGTGTATTCCTGCAGGTCTCCCCAGATGCGTGGCCGATCCGGAGGCGTAACCATGATCATCCCGTCTTCCGCATTGCTCATCAGCAGCACGTCTATCGGATGATCCACTCCCGGAATATTCACTTCATATGTACACCAGCTCCAGACATTGCTCTTGAATTCCGGCGCGAGAGCGGGCCGCTCAATCTTCATCCAGCCAGCGCGAGCGCCTTCCTGTTTGTAATACAGGTTCCCGCCTGCCGCGCATACCAGCCAGTGCTTGCTTCCCGTTCCCTGATACCACCGTCGGTAAAACCGTGCAATGGTCTCAACACGAGCATCAAACTCGCCCTGAATCTCCTCAAATCCGGCATGAGGCTGGAGCACTCCGTTCGGGGTCTCCACGTTCAGAACCTCCGTCGCATAGCGCGGATCACCGTTCAGGCTCTCATCTTCCTGCCGCAGACCGAGGAACCCCGGAAGCCAGACGTCCGCGTCATAAGCATGTAGAGAGAAGTATGCCATCTGCTATCACCTCGGGATATTCCGGAAGTTCTTGTAGACCTTCGTGCTTCCGTCCTCGTTCACTCCGGAAGCCCCGCCCATCCCGGAAAGTTTGTTCAGAATCTCCATGAAGGATTCATAGTAAGCCCGACCACGCTGCTGCTTCTGCGGGTTTCCGTTCCGGTAAACCAGCCACGTTGCCCAGTCGCAGATGTACCGGTGAATCCATTCCGGAAGCTCAGGTTCGTCCATGTCATATTGCAACTTGTCGTAGGTGTTCCCGGGAACGTGATCCTTCTGCCAGACGCTCATCAGCCGGTCATAGCCGTCGTTGATGTAGTCATTGACATGAGGCAGGTAGTCCTCAATGTCTTCCGCATCATTGTTCGTCTGGAACATGATCTGGGCCTTGATCTCGGCTAATGTCATCTCAATCACCTCTTACAGCTTGGGGTACCGCTCCTTCAGCGCCATAAAAACCGGAACGGGAACAGATACCCTCTCTCCCCGGTGCACCCGGAAGATTTCTTCCCGCTCTTCATTCGCCAGGGTCACATGCTCGTACTGATCCACATTGATGCCGTCATCGCCGCCGTCCTCCAGCTCCGGCAGGAAAACATCCACATAGGGACCGTTGTATCGGTTTTCTTTCTTTTCCACGGCCATCGTAAGGCCGTCCTGTTTCTTAGCAGCCATTGTACTTCTCCTTTCAAAAGAAGGGGCACCCCGATGGATTCAGGGTGCCCCGTAAAGGGTTTGATTAGTCGCTCACACCGTGCTCGATGCGGACAATAAAGTCATCCTGCAGCACCGCGCAGGCGAAGAAGGGAACCTTCCACGCTATGGTGCCGCGCTGGTTCAGAGGATCATTAGAGCCGCTGGAGCCCAGGGGCTTCACGATGATCTGGATGTTGGGCTTGCCCTTGCCGCCCAGCTTCACCATGCCGAAGGCATCCTGGCCGTAGATGATGGTGCCGTGCACCTCATCGCCGTTGGACGCGCCACCGCTGGGGACGACCTTCAGGGTATTGGTTGTGGTCCAGTCCGTGGTATCTTCAGGCACCCAGCGGAAGATCAGCTTCTTGTCGCCGGGATACACACGCTCGATGCACATGGGCGTCACATAGTCCACCGTGGACTTCGTGTACTGTACATACACCATTTTGCCGGTCAGCTCCCGGGCCTCATCCTCAGAGATAGTCTGGGAGAAGGTCATCGTCCGGGTAGCGGCGTCAAAGGCCGTCGCGGTCAGCGCGGTCACGTTGCCGTACAGGTACGTCTCGTTCTCGAACTTCTTGCCGTTGTCCACCTCGAAGAACTTAACCTTGTAGATGTTGCCCAGCTCGTACTTCTGTACGCGGGTGTCATCCTGATAGGTGGAGACATCGTTCCAGTGCTGATCCTGGGTCAGGTCATAATAGGTGTCCTGATCGATCTTCGCATGGAAGAATCCGTCAGAGAAAGGCTGAGCGCCCTTCCGCTTCAGGTTCCGGACCGCCTTCTTGACGATGGCGTAGGTCAGGACGTCTGCCTTCGTCAGCGCAGCGCGGCTGGTCTTGCTGCCGGGATACATCACGTTGAGGCCCGCCATGATCTGGTCGCGGCCAACGGTGTCGATGGAAAGCTGAGCCTGCCGGTTCAGCCGGTCAGAGATAGCCTGGGTCTTGCTGTCCACATGCCACAGGTCCAGCTCATCGGTGTAGGCCATGAAGCCGCCGTAGTTCCTGGTCATGACCGTGAACGCGGTCTCTTCCAGCTTCTGTCCGTCCGGGGTCACGCCCTCGTACAGGGGTTTGGTGATGGCGGGCAGCTCAGTGTAACGGAAAAATTTGACATGCTTTCCGTTGCCCTTGGGCTGCTCGATCATCTGGGCATCCTTCATGTAGCCCAGGTTTGGTTCCACGTTCTTGAGGGCCCGCCGCTGCAGATAGCTCTCCAGCATGGTGGGGGCCAGGGACGCCTGATAGGAAACATTCATGTTGTCGTAAACTGCCATGGTAACACGCTCCTCACTTTAGTGTGTAGCGCGCTCCCTCCTTGATCTTCCGCTCCATGCGGTCAAACTGCTCATCGCTCATTGAGTCAATGGCGTTGGGGTTGGTTCCGCTGGCTCCGTTGGGGGAGCGCATCGGGGAGGGCGGTCTCTTCCTGCTGGGCTTCTGATCCCTCAGATAGTCCGCAACGTCATAGAAGTCCATCTCCCCTGAAATAACCTTCTTTTTGATTTCCTCGTTGTTCTGGAACTCAGCAATCACATCCGGGCCGCCGTTTCCTTTGATCCGGTCTGCCTGATGCTGAAGCATCCCGATCCGGGCCGAGGTAGCCGGATCTTCCTTCTGGGCAAACTGACCGTTCTGCGTCCTGGGCTGCTCAGTTTTCGTCTGAGCCGCTGGAGCGCCTCCCTGTCCCTGCCGGAGGCGTACCAGCTCCCGGGCTGTTTCAATGTCCGAAACCTTCCGACTGCGAACCAGCTCCTGTGCCTCGTCCTCCAGCATCTTTGCCCTGATCGGCGCCATCTGCCGGTCGAATTCCGCCTGCTGCTGTGCAAGCGCTTCTGCCACGGCCTTCTGCACCGCCTTGTTGACCCGCTGTTTAATCCATCCCGGTTCGCTGGTACCCTGCTTATCGGGCTTTTCAGAATTCTCAGCAGGCTGCTCTTCCTCCGTTACAGAGTCCAAGCTCTCTTCGGGTTCACCCTCTTCTTCGACAACATCTTCAGGAAGCGCGTCGTCCGCTTCAGTGTTGTCATTCTGTTCGACCATGGTCTCTTCGAAATCCATACAGATCTCCTTTCATCCGTCCGTGAAAACGCGGTCCGGGTGTATATATTGCAAAAGCCCCGTGAAAACACGGGGCCCTTGGCTCGTTATGTTGCTTGCACTATCCTTTCAGAAATCTTAAGACATCCCAAAGGAGCTCTTCTCTGCAATTGTCATATACTTCCGGATCGTAAACGCTATCAAAGTATGGGCAATTATCTCGGCAGTTATCTCTGCTATATTCTATGCAACATTCTACTGCTTTGGTTATCTTCTCTTTTTCAGGCATTGGCAATCCCATTACGTCCATTGCTCATTCACACTCCTTTATGTAGGCAACGCTGTGCCTGTCGGAACGCCCAGCGTATTCTGGGCATTATCCACAATGGGGTTCCCTTCAGCGGAGAGCTGCGGCGACCCTCCCGGTACCTGCGGCGCTTCCGCTGTTCCCCTGCCGCCACCGCCGCCTCTCCTGGCGCTGATAGTAGACAGCGCATTGCTCATCTGCATATTGCCCTGCTTCAGGTTGTTATTCTCCTGCTGCATCTGCTCCATCTGCTGGGTCATCTGCTCAACCTGCTGCTGCAGCGCCTGCATTTGCTCCTGGTAATGTTCGTTTTCCTGGATCACCGGGAGGATCTTGTCCTTGCCATCCAGGTTCAGAATATTGAAAAGCGCGGACAGCGGGAAGAATTGCTGTGCCTGTGCGCTCATCGTGTAGGCTTCCATGAACATCTGATTCTGATTGGCCACCCGCTGCGGGTCCCTGCTGGAAACCTCAATCTGTACTGTGTAGGGCGGAGGGTTCACAGCACCCTTTCCCTTCTTGCCAAACAAGCGCTTGGTATCCACCTTCATTTCCCGCTTGCCCTGATGCCCCGTGATCATCATCACCCGGTCATCGTCGTAGAACTGAGACATCAGCCAGATAACCTGTTCCGCAATATCCTTGAACCCATACTTGAGCTGTTCCGTCCGCATGGAGGCAACCTTGCCGCCCGCCTGGATCAGGCTGTTGATGGCCTTGCCGGAAACAATCCCCCCCGTTGTCTCGCCGCGGGTAAATTGATTCGCGCCGGAGTCAGCCTTCAAATCTGATTGGAACATGGTCATGAGGTTCGTGATGGTGCTGTTGAACGGCTGGTTCTGCATCCAGTTCCATGAATCGCCCTGAACGATCCGGTCGCCCTCAATGACGTCCGTCTCCCAGTCCGTCAGCGCATCTTTGTCAATGCCGCTCCCGCGCTGAACAAGCATCCTGCCCTTGGAGCTCATCCTTGCATTCATGTCAGCGTACGCCGCATACCGGTTGATATACCGCATCATCGGTGCAAGCTCATGCACAAGCCCCTCACCTGCAAGTGACCCCTCGATGCTGTCGTGAACATCGATCACGAAGGGGTACATGCCATGGGTGTACACGTCCTTCTGTTTCTCCAGCAGTGCGTTCCCGGCTGCATAGGCAACGTTCACAGAGTACCGGCGGGTTTTCGCGTCATACTCGCGCCACCAGTATTCAATCAGCAGTGCGCGTTTTTCATCATTGGAGTGCTCCGCATCCTCCTGCCCCGCAGTCATGCCCACATTGTTGTGGGTACCGTCGTCAGCGTATACATACCGGCCTTCATCCGGCCAATGCTCCCGGTACCAGGAAAGCGGATGCCAGGAAACCTTCATCACCGCCCGGGCATCCTGCAGGCGCTCCGCAGTCGGGTCCCACAGGAAAGCCTCCACAGGCCAGCGAACCAGCGCGATCTCGCCCTTGCCATACGCCATGTCCGGGTCCCAGGCAATCTGGATCACGGAAGTACCGACGCCGTAGAAATCCTCGCAGCGCCGGTAATGAAGCTGCTCGAAGTCGTTGGCACAGTAGATGACGTAGTGAACCATGTCCTGCAGATCGTCCGCCGCTTCCTGCATGTTCTCCGTTTCCGGCAGGAGCTTAGCCTCCGGCATGGAAAGCATCTGATCGGCCACCACATTATTGATGGTGCTCTTCAGCGTCTGGAGCTGCAGCGTTCTCTTCCCGTTCTTCGCCACGGTCACCGGGTCGTCCTGATCCGGGTCTTCCATGTGCAGGATCATCCGGCACTTCTTCGCTTCCTCATGGTAAGGACGGTTCGTCTGCTCAAAGATGTCCAGCCGGTCATAGATCAACTCAACGAGATTCTTGTCCTCCTCGTCCAGCGGCTGGTCTTCCCCGAAGACTTCCATCTCCAGTTCCTTTTCAATCTGACTGTTGGTCATGCAATCACCTCAATATGATTAACGGAGCGGGGCATCTTAAAAAGAACGATGGGGAGCTCCTCCTTTTTATGAATTTGTGTGTTTCCCGCCCCGTTAATTTTCATCGAATGGGTCAAACGGCTTGTACTCCCGCGGCGGCTTCTTGCTGGCCGTCATGGGATGGTCCATGAGGAAGTACCGTGTAGCGTCATAATCGTGGTCTTCCGCGTCCGTGTCGATGTCCTCTGTCTTCTTTTCGTCATACGGCAGGTTCGGCACCGTCCGTATCCAGTCGCGGCAGGTGCTGAAGATATACATCCCCGGAATGCCGTTCTCATCAAAACGGAGGCGCTCATGCACCTCCATCTTCCCGGCGATCCGGGTGTTATCCCCTTTGTTAAATAGAACGCCCCGGGTCCTTCCCTGGTATCCGGGAGCCATCTGATCCGCAACGCTGTACCCGCGGCTCTTGTCAAAGATACTCGGGTCAGCCGTCCGCAAAACCCGAACATTGTTCCGGATCTCCTCCTCTTCCCGTTCCAGGATTCCGTCGGCAATCTGCACCGGTGTCAGTTTCAGCCCCGTGTCCGCCTTGTGCGGAACACAGCCGTACCACTCCCGATACAGATAGGCAATGCCGCCTCCCCTCCCGTTCCCGGGAGAAATTGCCCACCATTGACATGCAAACGGGTCGCTGTAACCGTAATCGAAGGAAAAGTACCGCGGCCAGTCCAGCGGAATCTCGAATGGCTCGATAACATGCGTCCATTTCCGATCCACGTTCTCCGGCTTGATCACGATCTCCGGGAACGCCTGCCCCTCGAAGGAATCCCAGTCACCGTTCAGCAGCGCCCTGCGGAGGGCTTCCGGTTTCTGCTCCAGCTCGAAGATGTAGTCATCCGTGATGAACGGGTTCTCCGTCGCCAGCGCCGGGATGTACTGTGTCCGGATCTTCTTTGTCTTGTGCAGGGCCTCCGAATAGATCTCCTGCACCCGGATCTCCATGTACGGTCCCGCGTCAACGAACATCTTTTTCACCCAGCCATGCCCGATGTTTCCCGGGTTGCTGGCAGAACGGACAATCGGAACGACCCCCAGGCTCTTCTTCGCCCGGAGACGGGTCTTCAGGAAATCGTAGATCACCTGTGTGAAGGTCGTCAGCTCATCGAAGTACATGAACTGTGCTTCAAGGCCCGAGTACTTGAACCGGTCCGCTTCATTCTCGCAGTGACGGAACATGATCTTGCTGCCGTTGATCAGCCGGTACTCATGCCGCCCTGTGTTGTATGTGGCAATGGCTTCAGGATAAGAGGACTGTGCCTCCTTGATGTCCGTGTCCTCCAGCTCTGTGTAGGACCGCCGGAAGATCACCGCCGTGGTTCCAGGGTTCTTCAGCGTCCGGAACAGCGCATCCATGATCAGCGCCTTAGTCTTCCCGCCGCCCGCAGCCCCGCCGTACAAGATCTCATTTGCCTTGCTGGCGTGGAACATTGCCTGCTTCGGAGTGGGTTGGTAATTGATCACTACATTCGCCATCAGGCAATCACCGTCCAAAAGAAAAGGCTCTGCGGCTGCTGACGGGACTGCTGGCCGTCAGGGTGACACAGAATGATGAAGGAGGTACTGCCCATG